ATGGACTTTTTTAAGAAATTTAGATTTAGATAAAGTATTAAGATTCGGTAGTCTGTAATTCTTCTTTTATTTGGTCAACTTCTTCGCACCAATCAGCAATTTCTTCTTTTAACATTACATTGGAAAAGCCTTTATACTTTACAAGATAAAGTTTTCCCCAAACTCCTGAAGAATTGATGTCTTTAATTACTGGTTTTTCCATTATGCGATTTTACTTTTAAAGAAGTTTGTTGATTTTTCCATAACATAACCACTATTTCTAGGATCATTTCGCATTTTAATTCTACCTATTAGATATGAATTTTTAGTTCTACAAAATTGTTTATATACTACTTTTTGAGCAGGTAAAACTTCTATCTTACCACCTCTTAGTATAAATTCTTGCACTGTTTCTGTTTTTATTGTCATAGTTTTTCTCCTATTTTATTATTAAGTTATAAATTAATCCAATTGCATTGACAGATGCCAAAGTAAGATTGGTTACAATTAATGCAGGCTCTTTCCACATTATACTTACCACTAGCCAAAGTAATCCACCAATTAAATATAATATTGGTCCCAAAGGATAAATGTTAAGTGATGTCAGTGCTGTAGCAGCAACCAAAACGGCCGTCGCTAACCACTTTAAATTAGTATCTAAGGTTTTCATATATTCCTATGTAATCAGCGAAGTAATAGAAGCCGAACATTAATACATAACCAAATGCTACGATAACAGCTGCTATCAATAGACTTTTTATATCATCTTTTGTCAACATTAGTTAACTCCTTTCGCTGTCCATCTTAAATTTTCAACATTGTTTTCTGTATCTAACGTTATCGTGTATGTTTCACCATTTTTTATCAATTGGCAATAGTTTTTTCCATCTTTTGACTTCAAAAACTTTTTGGTATCTGCCTTTACCATTTTTATTAGTTGTTTTATGTTCATATACGTATAATATAACATAGATAAATCAACAAAACAAGCGAAAAGCGACACAGTTTCAAAGAAATAAAGCAGTAAAATCAATAACTTAACAACTATTTTTTGTTGTACTATGTTTGTTCTTGTATTTTTTTCAAAAAAAATCAATATTTTTGATAAAGAATCACACTAAATAGTAAAGTATGGCAAGAAAAGTTGCAGGAAACACAATTTCTTCAAAAAAAACTAGCAAACCTAAAAGAACAAGCATTGGCCGTGGATTTCACAGCAAATGTATGATGAATAAACATAAAAGAAGAAGTTTTAAAGCATATAGAGGCCAAGGAAGATAATGCCGGCGATTTCACGTGAAGGAGATACGCTCACTACAGGACATTCTTGCACAAGTCAAACACAATTAGATACACCTACTCAAAGTACCGTATTTGCAAACGGCATTTTAATAGCTAGAGTACAAGATCCTACTATTTCACACCCAGCTCCGCCTTTACCACCTTGTCCATCTCACGTTAGATTTGTAAATATAGGCTCATCAACAGTTTTTGTAGCAGGTAAAGCTGTGGCAAGAGTAGGAGACTCTACTGATAGCGGACAAATGATTGAAGGCTCTGATAATGTTTTTGCAGGTGGTTAAAAACGATATAAATATTGCATATGCCAAATTACGATGCCGGTTCTTTAAACACGAGTAAAAGAGCCACAGTTAAATATAGAGATTTAGATTTAGATTTTGGTCGTAATACGGTTACTAATGATGTAAACAAGTTAACAGACGTAGAAGCTGTTAAAAGAAGCGTAAGAAATTTAATTAATACATCACACTTTGAAAGGCCTTTTCATCCTGAAATAGGTTCAAATATAAGAGCGATGTTATTTGAATTAATGACACCATTGACTGCTTTGAATCTACAAAGAAAAGTACACGAGGTGTTACAAAACTTTGAACCAAGAATTAAATTGGTTCAAGTATCAGCAAGACCTGATATTGATAGAAATTCATATGATTTGAGTATTTACTTTTATGTTATTGGTTCAACTGAATTGGTTACAGTACAAACATTTTTAGAAAGACTAAGATAATATGGCAAGTAATAAATTAGAAGTATCAGACTTTGATTTTGATGCTGTCAAAGCCAATTTAAAAACATTTTTACAAAGCCAATCAGAATTTCAAGATTATAATTTTGAAGGTTCAGGTTTTGCCATACTTTTAGATATACTTGCTTACAATACTCACTATCTAGGCTTCAATGCTAATATGTTAGCAAATGAAATGTACTTAGACAGCGCTGACATAAGAAAAAATATTGTGTCAATTGCTAAAATGTTAAATTACACACCATCTTCTGTAAGATCACCAGAGGCCAGTTTGAATATTGAAGTCAATGATGCTACAGGTTCAACTTTAACATTAAATAAAGGCACAGTTTTCACAACAACTGTAAATGGTGTGTCATATCAGTACGTAACAAATGAAGATTATACAATTACACCAACAAACGGTGTATTTCTTTTTTCAGATGTAGAAATTTACGAAGGAACATTAACTACATTTAGATATACAGCAGATGTAAACGATCCTGACCAAAAATTTATAATTCAAAGTGAAAATGCAGACACAAGAACATTAAAAGTATCGGTACAAACAAGTTCAACAAATACTACAACAAATATTTACTCTTTAGCAGGCGGTTACAACAATGTAACAGATACTTCTAAGGTTTATTTTTTACAAGAGATAGAAGATGGTAAATTTGAAGTTTATTTTGGTGATGGCGTACTAGGTGCAGCTCTACAAGATGGTAATATTGTAATATTAGAATATATTGTTACAAATAGAGATGAATCAAACGGCGCTTCTTCATTTTCTTTAGGTACAACGATAGGTGGTTTTTCTGATGTAACAATTACTACAAATTCTGTATCACAAGGTGGTTCTGCTGCTGAATCAAAAGAGTCTATTCGTTTTAATGCACCATTAAGTTACTCAGCTCAAAATCGTGCAGTTACAACTTCTGATTATGAAACTTTAGTTAAATCAATTTATCCAAATGCTATATCAGTCAGTGCTTGGGGCGGTGAAGATGATGAAACACCTGTTTATGGTACAGTTAAAATTGCAATCAAAGCGGCCAGTGGTTCAACACTTACAAATTCTACAAAACAAAATATAATTACAGCTTTAAAACCTTACAACGTTGCTTCAGTAAGGCCAGTAATTGTAGATCCTGAAACAACTTCAGTATTAATTACAAGTACAGTTAAATATGATTCAAGATTAACTTCTAAATCGGCCGATACTTTAAAATCAAATGTATTAACAACACTTACAAATTATAACACAGATACGTTACAACAATTTGATAGCATTTTTAGATATTCTAAAGTCATAGGCTTAATTGACGATACAGACACAAGTATTGTTTCAAACATAACAACAATTAAAATAAGAAAAACTTTTAAACCTACTTTAAGTTCTTCAACACGATATGATATTTACTTTAGAAATCCAATATATAATCCAGTATCAGGTTATAATGCAGTTAATGGTGGTATTTTAGAATCAACAGGATTTAAAATCAGTGGTGATATTACAAATATATTTTTCTTAGATGATGATGGTGCTGGTAATGTAAGAAGATATAGATTAGTGGGTGGTGTAAGGACTTACGCAAACAATACACAAGGAATAATTAATTATGCAACAGGACAAATTACATTAACGTCTTTAAATATTACAACTGTTGAAAATATTAGAGGTGTAGCTTCTACAGTTATTGAATTAACAGTTAAACCAAATTCAAATGATATAATTCCAGTAAGAGATCAAATTGTAGAAATTGATGTGGCAAATTCTTCAGTTACAGTTGAACCAGATACTTTTGTAGGAGGTTCAGCAGACGCAGGTATAGGTTATTCAACAGCAACTAGCTATTAATTAATATGGCTACATTTAAAGACAAACTTTCAAGTCTTATAGGTTCACAAGTACCTGATTTCGTACTTGACGATCATCCTAAATTTTTACAATTTCTAAAAACATATTACACGTTTATGGAGGCTGCCGAATTATCGGTAACTTCTGTTCAAACAACAGATGGTGTACAATTAGAAACAGAAACAGGCCAAGATAATAAATTAATCTTAGATGGTTCTCGTATTGATTCAGACATTACTCCTTTAGATGAAGGCGATAAAATACTTTTAGAAAGTTCTTCTTTTGGTAAATTTACCAGAGGAGAAATTATACAAGGCCAAACGTCAAAGGCCACTTCAACAGTATTTACAGAAGATTTAGATAACAATAGATTATTCATTGTTGCACAAGACAAGTTTATAATAGGCGAAACTATTTTAGGATTATCTTCTAATGCAAGCGCTATAATTAATAATTATAGACCTAATCCAGTAAACAACATACAAGAGTTATTAAACTTTAGAGATCCTGATAAAGCAATATCAAATTTTTTATCTCAATTTAGAAATGAATTTTTAACTACATTACCTGAAAATTTAAATACAAGTGTTAATAAAAGAAATTTAATTAAAAATATTAAATCATTATATCAATCTAAAGGTACTAAAGTAGGACACGAAACTTTTTTTAGATTATTGTTTAATGAAGTATCTCAAACATTTTATCCACGTGAACAAATATTACGTGTTTCTGATGGTAAATTTACAACAAATAAAGTATTAAGAGCAATTAATCCTACTGGTAATACTTCAGATTTAGTTGGTAGAACAATAACAGGTTCAACTTCAGATGCAACGGCTATTGTTGAAAGTGTAACAATTTTTTTAATTGGTACTTCAAGTGTTTCGGAATTTGTTTTAAATTCAGATAGTATTAATGGAACTTTTAGTGTTGGTGAAGAAATACAAGGCACAGCAAGCGATGAAGATGATAATTTAATTAAAGCAACTATCACAGGTATACCTGCTTCAAAAGTAATTACAAATGATGGTTCTTTACATTCTGCTGTTGAAGCCGTAACTGTAACTGGTGGTGGAGAGGGAGCCATAATTCAAACCAAAACTATTGGTTCAGGTGGTATTACAGAAATAATTATAGATAATCCTGGTGCCGGTTATTCTATTGGTGATGATTTAGTTTTTGCAAATACAAATACGAATGGTGCAGGTGCAGCAGGATTTATTTCAGTTGTTAATGGAGGTTTTACACCTGAAGATAGTACAAGTTCAACAGAAGATCATATAGTATTAGAAGGAGCTACAACACAAGACGATACTTATTTTGGAGATAAATTTGTACAAGAGTCAGGCACAGACATAGGTGATATAACAGATATATTTTTATATAATCAAGGTTTAGGTTATACATCTTTACCAACAGTTTCAATTACATCAGGTGGTGTTAATGCAATTTTAAAAGCTTATGGTGATGAAATAGGTAGAGTGTTAGATTTAAATTTAGTTGAATTAGGAATTAATCATCAATTAGCACCAACACCACCTGTGCTTAATTTTTTCAAAAACTGTATTGTAACAAGTGT